TTCGTAAACATATCATGATCTACATGAACCATGCCTGCGTGACTTGATTTTTTGTTTTTTTTCATATTTATTCTCCAGTTTTTCGAATGATTGCAACATTTCCAGGCATTTTATCCGAACTCGGAAGAGTTTTACCTAAAATAGTTTTCTCAATCGACGTATTAGCTCTTAGTTTAGCCAATTCTTCGTTTTGATCAAGCTTTTCTTCTTGTAAATCTTGATTCATCATTGCTCTTGACTTATCTAGATTCAATCTTGCGTCTGCTTGCATACGTTTTTGCTCATTATCCATAGCTCTAAGGTCTAATTCTCTTGCTTTTAGTTTAGCAACAGGGTCATTTCCAAAATCACCCATAATTTTACTCTCTTCTTCCTTAAATTCTTGTGTCATGTCAGAAATTAGTTTAGCTTTTCTTGCTTCAATAGCTAAATTTAACGATAAAAGTTGTTGTTGAATCTCAGGAGACTGTGCCATTGCAGGATTTATTTGTGTCATTTGCTGTAATTGCATTAATTGTTGTATTTCTTCTCTGAATTCTACTTCTAACTGTTCTTGCGCCATTAAAGATATGTGTTCAAAAATATTTTTTTGTAATGCAGCCATAATCATAGGATTATTTTTAACCATATTAGTTGCCATAAAATTTAAATGCGAAGTTATGTGAGCTCTATGGTCTTGACCTTTAAATGCTTGAAAAGGTTTACCTGACATTGCCATAATATTTTCTGCAGCTGGATCCATTGGCATAGGTGGCTGAGGTGGTGGCAAGATTCTATTTACATCTTTAACACCAATAGCAGTATACATGTCTCTATATGCTTCATACAAATTATGTAATTGTGGGTTTGACATTGCAAGTTGCAATTCTGTTTGAGCTAAAGTTATTCTTTGTGACTGTGAAAATATGTTTGGATCTGCAACAGGTAGTATGTCAATCTTATCATCAAAATCTGCAACCTTAATATTTCTTTGACCACCTACAACATCATAAGGATATTCTGGTGGTAAATAAGTTTTAAATACTTCTGCAAGTAAAGTGAACTCTTGTTTTAACGCCACATACAATCTTTTATGTATGGCTGACATGACCCTGGAGCCACGCTCTAAAAGGGCAATGGTCGTTCCAACAGCTGCCTGTTGGTTGCCGTCACCGACCTGCATGTCAGCTATGGCGGCAAATCGTTGACCTGCTTGAACCACTATGCCCATTAATTGTAATAATGTTGCTGATGGTTCTTTGAAAGGTAAAGGCATAAATGCATCTCTGATGTTTCCTCCAGGTGCATCTACATCTCTAAACTCTCCAGGTTGTATCGATTGCGCTTCATCTCTGACACGAATACCACGTTGTTTAAATCCAGCTGGCATATTTGAAAAAGTACCAGCATCTAACAACTGTCTAAGTGCATTCGTTGCAGTTCTTGATAATCCACCAATCATGTGGATTAAGCCAAATCCATAAAAACCTAATCCCGGTAAAAATTTAAAATGTGTAAAATATTCTATTTTATTTTTTAACGGATCTTCAGCTTTATAGTTTCTTCTAATAGATAAAACTTCTCTTGAAGATGAATCAAGTGTTACAATATATGGAAGTTTTATTCCTGTTGGGTTTTGTTCCATATCTTTATCTTCAAAACCTTCAAGATCAAGGTTTGTGTGAAACTCTAGAATTGTAAACATTTGTTCATCTCTAGTTTTTCTAGTTCCTTCTAACTCTCTTTCTTTTTTTTCTACTTCTGTTTCTTGTGAATAACCTGGTGTAATTTCTACATCTCTATAAAAACCAGACACTTGTTTTTTTCTTAAATCATTTTCTGATATTTTTAAAACATGTACAATTGCTTCTGCATCTTCTAATGAAGTTGCCGTGTAAGGAACTATTAGATCATCTGCCGGAACAAATTTAGACACGGCTCTGTCAAGAAGTTCATCGTAATAAACTTTCTTAAAAGCAGAGCCGCTAAGAGGGAGATAAAAAAGTAACTGGTCGAACTCGGGTTCATACTCTTTCATCTTATTCATGAGTTGATAGTTCATGAAATTTTTTACTCGTGTAGCCTGGTCTTCTTTTTGTTTATTTACTACACCCATAATCTGAGTGTGTACTGGACCAGTTGCTGGTAGTAATTCTTTGTAAGCGTGTGCTTGAAACTGTGTTACCGCTTCAGCTAGTACAGGGTGAGTTGCACCACTTGCATTTGTAAACGGTTGTGATCTTGTTTGATATTTAAATCCTAATAAATCTAAACCTTTTGTGTAGCCATCTTCCCAATCTTTTCTAGATGCTTTGTACTGCATGTAGTTTTCATAAAGATCAGAACCTAATCTACCTAAAACCTCTTCTGGTAATAAATCTGCTAAATTGTCAAAGTGTTCGTTTGTACCTGGTTGGTTTACTGCTTCTGGATCAAAACTAATTGTTGCACCACCATCTTCTTCTGGGGTCACTTCAATATCTTGAGAGCTTTGTGCTTCTTCTACGTTTGCTTGAGATGCTTCTACAATCTCTTCTTCACTAGGTAGTTCTACTTCTTGCTTTACGTTTGGTAAAGACTTGTCTATTTCTGACATTATTTTTCTCCGAGTTCGAAACCACTATAGTCTTTTTTCCAGGAACATTCAACCCCTGTGGATGCGGTCCCCTCTCTGGTGGTATCGTAGTTGTTAATTTTTTAGTCATCTAATAATCCTAATCCTTGTATAGCTGCAGATGCTGCAAATCCACCTATACCTGCTCTAGACAAAATTCTTAATGCTGGTCCACTTAAACCAAGTCTTGCAACTTTTTTAAGTGTCGGACTTAATCCTCTTGTTAATTTTGGAGTTTGATCTGCAAATGCAGGATATAAATAATTGAATGGATTTGTTGCAATATCTGTTGGTGAATCTCCTTCAGCTATCTGACTTGCAATATCTCCAGCTGCAAAAGGTGCTAGTAATGCAGGTGATGCTGCAACCCCTAATCCTCTACCTAAAACTCTTAAACCTGTTTTAGCTATACCAGGAGGTTTTCTTTCAATACCGAATGCTCTTGATTTACTTGCTTTAATTGTTGACGGTGCTACCGCAGCTGTTGAAGCAGCTAAAGTTCCGCCTAATGCTGGTAATTGATAATCTAATATTGCAGGTCTTTCTGTATCAATTGATACAGGTTGTGTTGCCATATCAACTAACATATTTTTTTGTTGGTCTTCATTTGATAAATATGTTGTTGGATCATCGTTCTTAAATAATTTAACAAGTCCCACCGCTGTTCCTACAGCCGCACCTGCACCAAATGTTTTTGGACCAGGGCCTTTTACAAAATTTAAAAAACTATTTGAAGCCTGTTTTAATTTTGTCATTGCTGGACTAGTAGAATCTGATTGTTGAAAAATTTCTGCTGCTTTTACGGGATCTTTATTTACTGCTGCAGCACAATCTCCAGGCAGTCCTCCTCTAGATAATAAACTACAAACTGCTAGTTGTTCTTTTTTAGATAACTTATTTGCAGCTTTAAAAACATTTTTTCTGTTTTCTTCAAACATTTTAATTTTAAGTTGTGCATCAAAATCGTTTGGATCTGCTTTTTTAATATAGTCTACGATCTGTCTTTCAGTCATACCCGGAAACTCATCAAACATATCAATAGCTAAACGACCGCCACCAAAAGAAGATGTCTTCTTAGTTATTGGATCCATAAAAGTAAATTGTTTGAAACCTTGTGACTGACCCGCAAGTTTTGCACCTTTAATATTTATATCTTCTAATTGTTTAGCAAGGTCTTTTGGATTTTCTTTTAATAATCTTTCTCTTTTTTTATAGAGAGCTCTCATTTTAAAATCTATTCCATCTGGATCTCCAAGTTTTTTATTTATTGCAGCAGGTGCGTAGCCTAAATTAGAACCAGTGATATATTGTGAAAATATATCATCCATGTGTGATAGATTAGTTTTTTTAGTTCCAGTAAATGGTCCTTCTTTTACACCACCAAATTTTTTTAATGCCTTAAATCTTTTTTTACTTTCAAAAGACTTACCTTTAAAAAATTTTTTCTTTGCTTCTGGTGTTCCAGATCCTGCAATCACCTGAGCTTTTTGAATTTTGTCTACTTCTTCTTGATTGTCTAATTTACTTATGTCAAAAAACATTCTGCCTTTGACTGACTTTTTAGGAAATTTAAATTTATCTGCAAAATTAGATGCTTGTCTTCCTTTACTTACAAAAATATTTTTATCTCTTGCAGCTTGAAGCATATCTTCTCCGGTTACATAACCTTTAGGAGGGTCTATATCTAAAATACGTGCTCCACCAGCTGTAGTTCTATTTTTAAATATAAGATCTAACTCTGCTTTAGTTCCATAATAAGTCTTTCTATTATCTCCAAATCCTAAACGTAAATGATATAATTTACCTTCATCAAAAAGTTTTGAAAGTCTGGGATCTGCTTTAACGTTTGGACCTTTGTTTAATACTTTTGAAACTACTTGATCGGCCATTACACCTCCAGGATTTTAGCTAGGCCGCCGCCTTTAAATCCTATTGGGTCAAGACCTAATCTTATTTGTATATCTTTGATAGCATCTGGAAAGTCATCTGGATTTTTTAAAACTAAATTTAATTGTTTCATGTATGCAGTTTTTTCTTCACCAACTAAACTTTTGTCCATAGCAACATTTCTAAATAATCTTGATATGTCTCTCCCTTCAATACCGTATTTACGAAGAGCTTGATATCCCATCTTGCCACCCTTTGCTAAATTTTTAGCTTTCATTGCTAGACCAAAAGCTTTACCTGCAGCAGCGCCACCACCAAAAAAGGGCACACGTCCACCATCTTTAAATTCAAAATCTTCTGGGTCAACAGTTTCTGGATTAAAGAATCTACTAGTTATTGAATTACCTTTTGCATCTTTAATAGTAACTAAGTTCTCTGCAAATTTTTGTATTTCATTTGGCCCATCTAATTTTGTAACTGCTGTTGCAACTTTTGGTCCAAAATATTTTTGCACTAATAATAATGGATCACCCAGTCCTGCGCCACCACCTTCAGTCATAAATTTAAAATCATCTGCCTCCATAACTGATGATAAAGTTGTACCGGCTGGAAAATCTGGATCCTCTAAATCTTTTACTCTGTTTAAAAAATCTCTAGCGTTTGCTCTTGCAACTGGTTTAGCTGCATCTGTAACGCCAGCGTTTAAATAAATTTTATTTACAATATCGTCTACAATTAAACTACCACCTTTAACATTTTTTATTGCCTCTAAACCTGCACCAGTAAATGGCGCTGCAATATCCTCTGGTCCTCCACTCGAACCTGGTGGTGGTATATCATCAAGTTGTTTAACTATATCATCAGGTGATGATACAATTCCTGACTCTATTGCTTTTAATGTATCGTTAGGATTGCTTGGATCTAATCCTGCTTTTATCATAGCTTCAGAATCTTTATTTGCTATTTCAGATGCTTTATCTAAAAATGGTTTTTCTCTTAATGACATCAAACCTGCTTTATCTAAATCAGGAGTTCTTGTTGCAAGATCTGTGACGTTGGCTGGCGCTGCAGGTGGATTGTAAAAATTTTTTATCTTCTGCATGTTCGATAATAATTTATTTGCTTGTATGTCGTTAAGTTTATTTCCAACAGCATACCCAACAGAACTTGTTAATTCTTCTACTGCTTTTGATTGAGGTAATACACCTAACGCGTCAACGTTAATGTCCATATCAAACATTAGTTCTGGAGACTTACCTTTACCTAAAAAAGAAATATTGGATCGGGTACCGAGGACATCATTTAAGTTTCCCCCTAGTTCTTTAAAAGTTTGTACAATTAAATCTATTGTTTGTTTCCTAGCCATAATATTCTAATCTACTCCTATCCGGCAGCGGTTCGTCTTTGTAAGAATCTCTATTACGAACTAAACCACCTTGTTTAATACGCATAATTGCCTGAGTCATAGAATCGACATAGTCATCATGATCTCCAAACGGAAACGACGCGCATTCTTCCACAACTTCTTGAGCAAAATGTTGGTGCATAGGAGCCCAGATCATTCCCATCTCAAAAAGCGGTGATACTGAATTTACTCTTGCATGCTTATCATTTCCTCGGCTCGGTGTAAAGTTAACAACTGGTATTCCCATATCTCTTAATTCAGCCGTCAGGGGTATCCCTGATGCCTTGGCCTCGACTATCACCATATCAGGGCGCCAAAATAAATACTCTTCATGGGCAACTTTCTTTAGTTCTGGAAACTCATATCTATCTTTAAAAGCATTAAGTAGTATTATCTGAGGATTATCGTCTTCTGTCTTAAACACTCCCCACGTAGTTATTGCACTATAGTCAGCAGATTCTTTTTTAAGAAAAGCTGTATCGTAAGACTGTATTATAAACTCACATTTAGGTGGATCTTTATCCTCCCAGTCTTGCCACCAGTCACGTTTGATTATGGCTCCTTCTTCAGCTGTAGGCTGTTGCATATACTGAGCGTTCCAATTGTTCACCGGAATAGATGCTTTGGTTTTCTCTAATTCGTCCTTGGTCCAGTATTCAGGCCACACGGGCTTACCACTCGGTAACAACGCTGGCAGTTCTACCACATCCCATTCGTCAGAGTTCTCTTCTCCCTGAGCCTTGATTAGTTGTCCGGTAAGATCTTTTGTAGACCACCTAGTCATTACAACCACGATTCTTCCTCCTGGTTGTAAACGTTGTCTTGGACCTGATGTATACCAGTTCCATGCTTTCTCGAATGACTTACTATCTTTTTTAATATCTTGTTCTTTGTGTGGAT